GCTTGACAATCAAGACTGTCGTTTACGGATTTAGCGCATTTACAGCGGGACGTTACCCAGCAGCAGCCTCAATCATTTCAGGCACTGGTTTGGTAGCACCTTCTTTCTAATCTGAAAGAATCTAGTACAAGTGCAGTGCAGGTGAGACTCCCCCGACTCATCTGCACTGCACCTCTCGGGGGAGAACAATGAAAACAGCACACAAAGTTTCAATCGGCGTCTGTGACCCAGGTACCGTGAACGGCGATTTCGCTTTCAAACTGGTAGAGCTGATGCAAGCCAGAGGTCCAAAACTCGGCCCTCTCGTTCGCGTCAAAGGCAACGGGCTGCTTAGCAAGTTGCGCAATCGAGTGGTCAAGGCGTTCCTTGACAACACAGACTCTGATTGGCTGCTGTTGATTGACTCTGACGAGCAACTGTCGGTCTCGACATTCGACCAGCTTATCAATACCGCACACCACACAGAGCGCCCCGTAGTCGCGGGCCTTGTGTTTGCAGCGTTTAAGGACGAAGGCCTCTATCCAAAGCCCGTCCCCGCGATTTTTCAAGATTCCCCCGAGGGGTTCTTGCCGCTATTTAAGTACGACCGCAACGCGATTTTCGAGATAGATGCATGTGGAACTGGGTGCATGCTCATTCACAGAAGCGTCCTCGAAAAAATGCGAGAAGTGGCAGACCCACACCAAGGCACCGACTGGTGCTGGTTTTGGGACGGGCCGCTCAACGGCGAGTGGATTAGTGAAGACCTGCTGTTCAGTCGCAGGATTCGCCAACTCGGCTTCTCAATCCACGTCAACACCGCAGCGATTTTACCGCACCAAAAGAGTTACTGGCTCGACGAGAGACACCACATCGACTGGCAACTCAACGAGAACAGCTAGAGAAAAGGAAAAAGCGTGGCTCTAACAAACGCCTACTGCACACTGTCTGATTTGAAGACGAGCCTCGCTATCGAGGACATCACTGACGACACTGCACTGGAAGCTGCTATCTTGACGGCCAGCCGCATGATAGATGATTACACTGGCCGATTTTTCTACAGAGACGGCACCACAGCCGCACCAGTGACTCGTTACTATACAGCACAAGACTGGTATACTTGCAACACAGACGACTTCGTTTCATTCACAGAGCTGGCAACAGACGACAACTTTGACCAGCTATACACGACTATTTGGGTGGCTGGCGATTACATGCTTGAGCCAATCAACAACCCGCGCCGTGGTTGGCCGTATTCTCGCTTTCTGGCTATCGGCTCTTATATTTTCCCGTACAACCTGCCACAGTCTGTCCGAATCAAGGGCGTGTGGGGCTGGCCATCAGTTCCAGCTGAAATCGCTATGGCTACCAAACTCCAGGCTTCACGTTTGTTCATTCGCCGCCAATCGCCATTCGGCATCGCGGGCACACCAGACCTTGGAACCGTGCGTCTTTCTTCTCGCCTTGACCCAGACGTCGAGGCTTTGATTCGCCCATTCCGAAAGATGAACGGGCTCGTTGCGTGATTATCTCCGACATTCGCGAGGGAATCAAAAAGAATCTTTCGTCTATTGACGGCTTGCGCACCTACGACCTCGTTCCAGATGTCATCGTGCCACCGTGCGTGGTGGTGGGCCAGCTCGATTTCACTTTCGACTTAAACAATGCCCGCGGCTTAGACCAAGCAAATCTTGATGTGTTCGTTATCGTGCAGCGCTTCTCGGAGCGTACTGGACAGGACAAGCTGGACAAATATCTAGCTGGTTCAGGTGACTACTCAATCAAGGCGGCCATCGAATCTGACCGCACTCTTGGCGGTGCGTGCGACACGTTGCGCGTCACTTCTGCGGAGTCTGGCACTTATCAAATGGGCGACATTGACTACCTTTCTTATCGCTACCGACTAACCGTATGGGGTCAAGGAGACTAACATGCAATACACAATCACCTCGGACACCTTTGCGGTGGCCAACAAGAAAAAAGGCGACCAAGTCGCAGAGAAAGAATTGCTAGAAGCTGGACTCAATATCGCCGCGCTTGTCGGCGGTGGGCACCTATCAAGCAATAGCCCCGTCAAAACACAAGCAGAAGGAGCCGAGTAATGGCCCGTTTAGTCTTAACAAACGCCTTTGTCACAATCAATGGCGTCAATCTTTCAGACCACATCGCTTCAATCACGCTGACAACAACAGACGATGTCATCGAGACAACAGCATTTGGCACATCAGCTCGCACACGCATTGGCGGTCTTGCGGACAACTCGGTAGCATTCGAGTTTCATCAGGACTACGCTGCATCTAGCGTCGAGGCAACAATCAACGGCTCGCCTTCTCTCGTTGGCACAGTCACCGCAGTAGTCGTCAAGCCAAATGGCTCGACCACAGCTGCCGATAACCCAGCATACTCTTTCAATTGCTTGATTTCCGAATGGACTCCGCTTAATGGCGCCGTCGGAGAACTTGCAACTGCGTCAGTTACATGGCCGATTGACGGCAATATCACAAAGGCGGTTTCATAATGGCACGTATCGTACTCACCAACGTCGCGGTTACATTTGGCACCACAGACATCTCCAGCTACGTCACTTCGGTCACTTTGAGCACAACACTTGACGTGGTCGAGACAACGGCTTTTGGCAACACAGCCCGCACCAGAGTTGCAGGTCTTGCAGACAACAGCGTTTCGCTTGAGTTTAACCAAGACTATGCTGCTGGTGCACTTGAAGCCGTAATCAACGGCACAACTTCAACAGTTGGCACAGCGGTCTCAATGACCGTGCGTCCAGTCGCAGGTAGCTCACCTGCATACTCATTCAGCGCATTGATTTCCGAATGGACTCCGCTCAATGGAGCCGTCGGAGAACTTGCAACCGCTTCGGTCACCTGGCCGATTAGCGGCGTTATTACAAAGTCATAAACCAACAAGGGGGAACAAATGGACGGCTTAGGAATCAAGGTCAAAACCACAGACGGCGTCGAGGCGACGTACAAACTGACACCTCGCGTCATCGTGGCATTCGAGCAGCAATACGGCAAAGGAATGCCGAAGCTGCTTGGTGAAGAGCAAAAAATCGAGCACATCTATTGGCTAGCTTGGAAATGCATCGGTGCGGCTGGAAACATCGTGAAGCCGTGGGGGCCAGAGTTTTTGGACACCATCGTATCCGCGGAGTTGGACGCTGACGCGTCTTTCGGGTCCACCGAGACAGCCTAACCTACACTGTAGCGGCTATCTCGGTGGAAACAGGCATTTCACCAGTTGACTTGCTTGATGCCCCCGAGGGGATACTTGAAGCGATAACTGCCTACCTAAAAGAACGGGCGAAAAAGAACAATGGCTGACGAAGCGATTATCTTGACGGGGGTGTACGAAACACTAACCGCGCTCAAAGAGTTCGATAAGGACGCAGTAAAGCGATTCAATAAGGTCATCAACTCGGAGCTGTCTGGCGCTGAACGAGATGCCCGCGCACTCGTATCAGAAGCCAGCGGCTACGGGCCAAGCGGCACACCAATGAGCGGCTGGAGTCCAAACGACCCAGCTAGGCCACGCAGGTCAACTCGCGGTGGTGCTGGTTGGCCAGGCTGGAATACTGGCGTTATACAGCAGGGCATTCGCAAGACTAAGGCGCAGGGCAAGACTCGCGGCGATTACACGACCTCGTCGGGTGCGTTGCTCAACAAGTCTGCAGCTGGCGCAATCTTTGAAATCGCAGGTCGCAAGACCAAAGGGACGGCAGACCGCACAGGCTCTGCCCAGTTCTTGCGCACGCTCGGCAACAGGTTTGGCAAGGCTTCACGTCTTGTGTGGCGTGTTGTGGACAAAGACAAAGCAAAAATAGAACAGAACGTGGCCCGCGCACTTGAAGAGGCCAAGGCTGAATTACAAAAGCATTTAGACAGAGAGCGAGTTTAAAATGGCAGTTGGGGCAATAGTCGCTCGCATTCTGACCCAGTATTCTGACAAGGGTACGAAGGCTGCAGTCAAAGACATCAACAAGATGGAAAAGAAGTTTGGCGATTTCGCCAACAAGACTGCAAAGACGTTCGGGCTTGCGGCTCTCGCTGCTGGTGCTTTTGCTGCTAAGGTCGGGTATGACGCGGTCAAAGCTGCGATGGAAGACCAAAAGTCTCAAGTCTTACTTGCTAACTCACTGCGCAACACAGTTGGTGCAACAGATGCCGCAATCGCGGCTACAGAAGAGTACATCACCGCCATGCAGGCAGAGTTCGGCATCGCAGACGACCAGCTTCGTCCAGCGCTTGCGAAACTTGCTGCAGTCACTGGCGATGTCGGCAAGGCTCAGTCTTTGCTTGGTGTTGCCATGGACATTTCTGCAGCCAAGGGCGTTGACCTCGACACTGCTTCGAAACTTTTATCCAAAGCGTACGGCGGGAACATTGGCGCACTCAAAAAGCTGTTCCCACAAATATCGGCAGCCACCGTCAAATCGAAAGATTTTGCGGCTGCGATGCGCGAGATTTCGGGCGAAACAAAAGGCGCTGCTGCTGCAGCCGCCAACACTTTTACTGGCCAGATGGAGCGCATCAGACTTGCAGTCGGCGAAGCATCAGAATCTCTTGGCTACAAGCTTCTGCCACAGCTTCAGTCTTTTGCGGACCTTATCATCAACAAGGCGATTCCCGCCATTCAGAAGTTCGTGGACGAAAACGGCGACAAAATAGCGGCTGGCTTCAAGACTTCAATCCAATACGGCATCGCATTCGCAAAGTTGATGTACGACATGTTCAGCTTCGTAGCACGCAACATTAAAGTCTTTGCAACACTGGGTGCAATAATCGTCGCTGCATTTTTCGGTGCAAAGGTCGCAGCTGCGACAGCTGCCCTGATTAAAGGCATTCAAGCCATCATCACAGTCATGAAGGCTTTGCGCACCGTCTCGCTCGCATCGGCAGCTGCAACAGCACTTGCGACTGGTGGCATTTCAGCTGCTGCAGGAGCCGCGGCGTTTGGAGTCGCGCTGGTCGGTATCGGACTGGCAGCCAAGAAGTTTAATTCAGATTCTGACAAGGCAGCCGATACACTTGGCAAGTTCGAATACAACGCCAAAGGCTTTTCTGCAACTGCCAACGATTACACCAAGGGCATCGAAGGCATGACCACTGCCACCAACAACCTCACGGCCGCACAAAAACAAGAAGCAGCGGTTCTCAAAGGACTCAATGCTCTCAAGAAGTACGGCCTTGGTGGCAAGAATCTTGCCGCACAAGACCCAATCACGCTCGAAGCGATTCGCAAGAATCAAGTTAGACAGGCCAAGCTCGGTATTTCGAGCCCGACCGTTTCTTTGCTCGCTTCAGCTGGGCATGGGAACATCGCGGCTAACACCACAATGAACGGGGGCAACATCACAGTGAACGTCGCAGGCTCAGTGGTTTCACAGGGAGACCTAATCAATGGCATCAAGAACGGCTTGGCGACATTAATGCGCCGCCGTGCTGGTAGCCAGTTTGCGGTGCTGTAATGCCAGCTAACGCGCCAACCGTCACGGTCGCTTTCGGCATCAGCGGCTCGTTCACAAACGTCAGCGATGACTTATTGCTCGAAATTGACATCAGACGAGGCCGCCAATACCAAAACGACTTTTTAGAGTCTGGCACTGCTGCTGTCATTTTGAACAACCAGTCTGGTGCTTTTGACCCGAGCAACACTTCAAGTCCGTGGTACAACGTTTTAATCGCTGGCATGCAGGTGCGAATCACCGCGAACAGCACCGTCATTTACACTGGTTTTCTCGAGGACAACGCAGTCAACCAAGGCATCTATCCAACGGTCTCACTCACTTTCGTCGATGGCTTGGCTCAAATCGCTAAAGCAATCGCACCAGCTCTGGCTACTTCTCAATTCCAAGAGACTGCCGCTTTGCGTGCTGCTCGAGCTTTGGACCTTGCAGACTGGACAGGCGGTCGCAGTCTAACTGGTAGCACTGTGATGCAGAAGACCAGACAGAACATGAGCTGTCTCGAAATGCTCGAACAATGCGCGAACTGCGTGGGTGGGCGTTTTTATGTCAGCCGTACTGGAGTCGCCACTCTCGTCGATATCGCGAACAAGTTCACACGCCCAACACGTCTGTTGTTCTCTGACCAAGGCGACGCCAACAGTGTCGGCTACGATGGCATTATCACCAACCCTGGCACTGACTATGTTTACAACGAGGCAATCGTCTTTAGGGGCCCAAAAAAAGCACAAAAAACCGCTCGCTTTTCCTCTAGCGTTTCGACTTACGGCTTAAAATCAAAGAAGCTCGACGCCCCAGTTTTTAGTGAGACAAGCGCTGCGAATCTCGCGCTCTACGCTGCACGCAAAGATGCAGACGCGGTGGTTTTGGCTGAGCAGATTGACTTCACGGCTATCGGCATCGGAGCCCTTGCTACTGACATGCTCGAGACTGAGCTAAACGACTTGGTGCAGGTTAAGCGACGCACTTACGACGGCCGCAACATTACGATTGACTGTGTGGTTGAAGGTCTTGCGCACACAATCACTGCCGACAACTGGCGCGTCAGCTATTTCACTTCTGTAGTTGACCCTTACACCATCACACTCTAGGGGGAGCGATGCCACTTTGTCCGCAAATCACAATCACACCAGTCACAGTCACGACCACTGGCATGACTCAGACTTCTATCATTCCGATTGTGGCGGCCACTACCGAGGAGACTGACGAGCTCCAAACCGAAATCAACTCAATCGAAGCATCGGTCAACGGCAAGAACCACATATACCGCCAGGCATCAGCACCAGACGGCTCCGTCTATCCGCTGACAGAAGGCGATGTTTGGTTTGATACAGACGACGGCAACAAGCAATACTATTGGACAGGCACAGCCTGGGTTTCAGTGCAAGACCTTGGAATCGCAGCAGCAGAGACAGCAGCAGCAGCGGCCACATCGGCGGCAGCAGCGGCCACAGCAGCGGCAACAGCGGCACAAACAACCGCCGATGGAAAAAACCGCATCTACCGTCAAACAACAATGCCAACAACAGGGCCATTTGCAGAAGGTGACCTCTGGTTTGACACTGATGACGACAACAGGTTCTATAGGTATACAGGTGGTGCGTTTTCTGCTTTTTCACTCGGCAACAACGCAATCGCGAGTCTTTCTGCAACTAAGCTGACAGCTGGCACGATTGATGCCTCTGTTATCACAGTTTCAAACATCAATGCTGGCAACATCTCGACTGGCTCACTCGCCGCAGACCGCATCGCAGCCAATACAATCACAGGCGCAAAACTCGCGGTTGGTACAATCGAAGCAGTTTCAATCGCCGCAGGCACAATCACTGGTGCCAAAATCGCGGCTGCCACAATCACCGCCAGCAACATCGCAGTTGCTACAATCACCGCAGACCAAATCGCGGGTGGCACAATAACCGCGGCTGAAATCGCCGCAGACACCATCACCGCGGCTGAAATCGCGGCGAACTCCATCACTGTGGACCGCTTGACCGCGGGCACTCTTACCGCTTTTACACTTCGCACTTCATCTGGCGCTCGCCGAGTTACAGTCTCAGCTTCTACCAACTCGATTTCGTTTACAGAGTCCAGCACCACTGTTGGTCATATCGGCCCAGCTTCCATTGATGGCATTGTGATGCATTATGGCGCTACTTTTAACCCAGCCGTGACGACTTATCCAAATGCTTACGTTTCATCGGGCGACGCTCGTATCGCATTCAGTTCGACCAAGTATGTGCAGGTCAGCACTACTGGTGTTGTTTGCAGCGGCGACTTGTACAGCCTGACCAACTTCTACAATCAAGACACTACAACCACCGCGAACGCCGCAAACACATGGATGTCAGCTACCACTGGCCTCACCAGACGCAGCACAGCTTCGTCTTTGCGTTACAAAGAAGACGTCGTTGATTTGCGCACTGTGGCAGACCTTAACCCAAGCAAACTGCTTGATGTGCCAGTGCGTGCATTCAGATATAAAGCAGACTACCTAGACGCTGCAGATGACCGTGCTGGACTGATGCTGCCAGGCTTTATTGCAGAAGAGGTCGCAAGCGTTTATCCGATTGCGGCCGACAAAGTCGAAGGTGTTGTTGAGTCTTGGAATGACCGTTTTGTTGTTCCAGGCATGCTGGCTCTGATTCAAGATTTGCACGCACGCGTAACAACACTCGAGGGGGGCACACAATGAACCAAACAACAGAGCTCGACATCAATCTGGTTATCGCATCACTGCGAGAGCAGATTGGCTTGCTAGCGCTTGACAAAGCGATGCTGACTGCACGACTTCAAGAGCTGGAAAACACCAATGACACTACTGCATGAACTTGTGCCAGTAGTCCGAACAATAGACGACAGCGTGGACGCAACCGAAGCGCTGGGCTTCTTACTGGAGAGAAATGACACCATCAGAATGGGCACAACTAGCAGTCGCCATCACATCAATCGTGACAGCGGTAGCCCTCGGAGTGAAGTGGCTTGTTAAGCACTACCTGGCAGAACTCAAGCCAAACGGTGGCTCATCACTCAAAGACTCCGTCTCTAGACTCGAAGCACAAATGGAATTAGTCATCACAATGCTAACAAAGGAGAACAAATGACCAACATCAAGAATCTCGCCGTCCGCACGGGGGCAGTGTTCGTTTCTAGCGCACTTGCCACAATCGGCGTCGGCTCTATTTTCGGCATCAACGCTGCAATCGCCGCTGGCATGGCTGGAGTTCTCGCAGTTGCAAAAGTGACAAAAGACCTCGCAGATGCGATGATAGACGGCAAGCTTACAAAGAGCGAAATCGATGCTGCATTCCAGAAGGCAGACCCAAAGGCCAAGAAATGAGCCTGACACAAATCGCAGACGGATACGTCGGCTACACTGAAGGCCCAAACAACGACACCGAGTTTGGAAAGTGGTACAAGCTCAACCACCAGCCATGGTGCGCGATGGCGGTCTCAAAGATTTATCACGAAGCGGGCCTGATTAAGAAGGTCGCACCAAAGACCAAGCCCAAGGGGTTCGCGTCTTGCGACGAGTGGCTCAAGTATCTCGCGGCCAACGGCCAGCTGGTGCCAATCGGTGAAGCCAAGCGCGGCGACCTCGTCTTTTTTCAGTTCGATGACGACAAGCAGCCCGACCATGTCGGTATCGTGCGCTACCACAACACACACTTGAAATACATGAACGTGTGGGAAGGCAACACAAGCGCCGACAACAAGGGCAGCCAATCGAACGGCGACGGCTTCTATATCAAGAGGCGCAAGTACCCGCTCATCATGGCAGTCGCACGACCTCTCTAGTTTAAACACAAAGAAACCCCCGACACCTGCGCAAACCAGGTGTCGGGGGTCTTTCTTTATTTCGCGGTGAAGTCGCGCAGAGCCTGGACTATTACCTCAGACACTGTCGTTTCACTGCGTTTCGCTTGGACTTTGGCTGCCTTCCACAGCTTGTTGTCCACGCGAACGGTGCGGATTGGTGTTGCGTTGCTCATTATTTCTCCCCCAAAAGGCACTCGGTCATTGAACCCCAGCAGTAGCCGTCGCCGACCCACCACAGATTTCTTGCGACCAAGAATGCAGCGACTATCGCTGCCAATATCAAAAGAGCGCGGATTTGTCTTTGGCGCTTTGTCAACTTCATCGTATCTCCCTAATCAGTGAAATGAGTGTGCCTGCCCAAATGTGAAAGTCGCGCATCTCCGCGTTCTTGTTTGCTTGCTGAAGGTGCCAATCCATCAAGCGCTTCAGCTCTTTGTTCTCGTTCTCGCGCAAGCTCATTCGTACACCGTCCAGCCCGAGTTCCACACTCCATTGAAAAAGCGAGCGAGCGCCTCTTTCTCATCGACACCATAGAACGTGCCGAACTCAACCCAAGTCTGGTGCCCGTTTGTAACTGGCGCCGAAATCTGCCAGGCGCCTTTAGCTGTCCTAGATATTTGCATTACTTGTCTCCTTCACTACGTCCCAAGAAGAGCCGACACCGCATATCATCACACCGACACCGCCATGATTAAAGCGAATGTGCACGTTGCGCGACTGCGGGCGACCTTCAATCTTTTCGACTGCGTCTATCGTCACATACTTAAAACCATCAAACATATTGCCGAGCTCTACAGTGTCACCGACAGCGAGCTCGATTGTGCGAGTTGCGATTGTGCGGCTCATTATGCGTCCAATGTAACACGGTCATTGATGCGGCATTCCTCGCACCAGTCTGATACTTCATCAGCATTCGCCCAAAGGCGGCGGTAGTTCGAATCCTGAACGATTGAACCGTGCTCCTCGCACATCAAAAGCCACTTGCCACCATCTTCAATGCAGAGGCCTTCATCTTCAGTCAAGCAGATTGTGACTGTGACGCCGTCTATCTTCTTGCTTTGAGCTTTTAGTGCCATTTCGGACTCCTTCTTTCGGGGAGCTTCCCCGTCCTTATGAAATAAGTGTACCAGCTCCGTGTATACGCTGTCAATACGGAAACACCCTCGGCGTGTCGTGAGATTCGTCACACCTCGAACCGTGCCTCTTCCATAGTGTCGGCCTGGCCGCAGACGCACTCGTTCATCAAGCACTCGCAAGCGTCGCAGAACTCGTCCAGTCCGAGTGCGATATCGTCGTCTAGTCTAGGCTCGCTCATACTTTGTGCCAGCCTTTCTCCTTGTAGATGGTCGTCTCGCACTTGATGCAGCTGTAGAAGGTGACACCGCCAAGGTCTGCGGTGACCCACTCATGCGCCTCGCAACTCATTTCGACCACATGCTGTGATAGCGGCGGGTGACCACGGCCAGCTTGGCGGTGCACTCGACCAGAGTGTCATAAATCAGCTCTGGGTCTCCGTCCTCAGTCGCGAAGTTCAACTGGCGAGCGACTGCGTTCATCTCGTCCTGCATGTCTATGAATAGCTCTTTAACTGCTCCCACTTTATTTCTCCCCTTCCGTCATGTGCCAGAGCTTCTGGCTCAGCTTTTGCGCGTCCCATTGGCGGTTAGCGCTGAATCGTCTGTCTTGCATCATCGAACCCAGCCCTGATTGGACCAGCTCGAACTCCTCGGGTGTCAACTCCAGCATCATCACGCACCTGCCTTAATGGCCTCTTCGACCGTAACCTCTTTGATGTCCCATTCGGGCTGCAACAAGCTAGCGAACAATTCGGCTTCGCTGCGTGTTCCATAAGTGCGAATCGTGTGCCACTTTCTATCAATGAACAAGCGAACTGCGAATATCGTCATTAGATGAACTCCAATGCTGTCTCGATTGCGCCCGCGATTAGCTCAATGCTGCGAGTCGCAAAGCCCGTGAGCTTGACTTCGCCAGCATTCAGCCCGTTGTCAACAACTGCACGAACCACGACAGTCTCATCATCGAGGTAAACGATGACGCCCTGGCGAAGGTACGAAGTGCCATTGGCTCTAAAAGTGCCCTTGTGGTCGTCATTCCAAATGTAGTAGTGGCTGTCGCCGTTATGGCTCGTATTCGAGCTGAACTCGCTCACTGTGCGCTGTACTGCGTGCTGGATTGCGTCTGCTGTCATCAACATTATGCTTCAACTCCCTCTGCGAATACCAAAGCTTCGCGCACTGTTGCGAATCCACCGACTGCCTCAAAGTAGCGTCCGTCGTTGTGCACTTTGCTAACAATCCAAGAACCGCTTAGCTTCTGAACACGAACCTTGCCATCAACTGAGTAGTAAACGTTCGCGGCCACTTTAATCATGTGATTTGCTGTCTTCATTTCGGACTCCTTCTTCGGGAACTTTTCCCGTCCTTATGAGATAAGTAAACCACGGCTGTCAATACGCTGTCAATACAGAGCAATATGGCGTGTCGGCGTGTCGTGTGTCTGGTTCGTCACATTCGACACGCCGAGCTTTAAGCGTCCGTGTTGACAGGCGGTCCGCGGCCGTGCTGTACTTCTCTCATGATAAACCGATACACAACGCCCGAAATGGCGGCGGTTTGGTCAGACGAGAACAAGATAGCGACCTGGGGGCAAGTAGAGCTCGAGGTCATGAGAGCCCAAGGGCGGCGCGAGATACTCGACCGCGACCTTTGGCGGGCCCTCGAGCTTGTCCTGCTGCCAACCGTCGCAGAAGTCGAGCACCAAGAGCAAACACTCAAGCACGACGTTATGGCCTTTTTAGAGGCCTGGCGCCAAAACACGGACAACAAAGACCTGCACAGGTTCTTACACTACGGGCTTACCAGCTCGGACGTGGTCGAGACTTCGCAAGCGGTTTTGCTGGCCGAAGCCAACTGGCTCATCTCTCGGGCGGGTTATGACCTGCTCGAGGCTCTAATCGCTCACGCTTTCAGATATAAAGACCTGCGCAAGATTGGACGCACCCACGGCCAGGCCGCAGAGCCGACCACCTGGGGCTATAGGGTCGCAGACATCGCATTTGCACTGGACAGAAGCCTAGACCGCTTCGCCCAAGCTGCCAACGGCGTGCAGACCGCCCACATCTCGGGGCCACTGGGCAACAACGCCCATGTGCCTAGAAGTGTCGAGCTTGATGTCGCCAAAGAAATGGGCTTGAACGCACCAGACAGCGCCACTCAGGTGCTTATGCGTGACAACCTCGGAGCCTGGGCTTACAGCCTGGCGAATCTGGTGTCAATCTGTGAGGCTCTCGCACTCGAAGTGCGGCACGGCCAACGCACAGAGGTCTCGGAGCTATTCGAGGGTCGCAGTGCGGGCCAAGAGGGCTCGTCCTCAATGCCACACAAAGAGAATCCCATCACCTCGGAAAAGATATGCGGTCTTGCCAAGATGGCCAGGGCCTATGTCATGCCCATAACCGAGGGCATCGCTTTGTGGCACGAACGCGACATCAGCCACTCGTCGGTCGAGCGAATCGCAGTGCCCGACCTTTGCGCCCTGACTGAACACGTCCTGAAGGCGACTGGCGACTTGGTGCGCGATTTGCGTGTCAACGCGGCTCAGATGCACTTCAACATCGCCACCGAAGGCAGCACCACCATGCTCAACCAGTACATTCAGGCTGGCATGACTCGCAACGAGGCCTACCAAGCTGCAAAAAGCGGCACACGCGAACGCTGCCCAGAGCCTGGCAACCAACACACTTGGGACAGCCTGTCAATGCTTAAACTCGCCCTCGATGAGGCGCGAATGATGAACGGCGTGTCGTCTCTGTGATGCCGCGAGACCGTGCTACACTATTTCTCAAAACGGGGGAAGGAACCGATATGTACAGCTTTAAAACCGCGCTTCGCGTGGAGACCAACAACAACCCAGCGAATCAGCTGGGTGCGATTCTCAAGGAGCCACTACCTGCACAAGCCGCTTTTGCGGGCTCAAACAAGCACGGGGATTGGTACCGAGTCAAGCTGCCCGCAAGTGTCTGGGCGATAGCAATCAAATCAGATGAAGGCGTTACAGTGGGGTACTACCACTCTCCTGCTTCAGCAGACGATGAACTGAAAGAGGCACTCAATGTCAAGCCAAAGCGACGCACAGCGTAGCTCATGCAAACTCTTGTTTTCGGGGGAACTCACCCTCGACTCCGCTTCCGTCGGGCATATAGCGGCCCAGCGGAGTCTTGGGTGAGTAGTCACTCGCGAGTCCAGAGAGGGCTCAAATCACAAGACATCGTGGCGAAATACTTCGCAGCCAACGGCTGGCCGTACGCGCTTTCTGCGGGTTCGGGCCGTCAAGGCACTGATGTCACAGGTGTTCCAGGGGTGGACATCGAAGTTAAAGCCAGGCGCGGCATCAATGTCGCGATGGCCATGAAACAACTCAGAGACCGTCACCAAGAGGGGCTGCTGCCAGTGGCAGTGCTCCGCTTAGACGGCCAGGGGGAATCCCACATCGCAGACTGGCCAGCCATCGTGCCGCTGTCTGTGTTCCTCGACCTATTGAAAGCGGCGGGTTATGACAAACCTAAGTTCTGACCTGCCCGAAGGGAGCGCAAATGCGCCCAGCAACAAAGTTTCTCGTACGGTACGCCGTCGTGGCAGTATCATTAGCAATCGCACTAGACGCATTACAACCAAGACCAGCAACACCAGTTCCAATCCAGCAGAACCTGATGCAAGCGGACGCGAAGGCCGTGGCTCGGGAGTTGCTCACAGACAAGCACTTCAAGTGTTTCACCCAGCTGATGGGCAAGGAGAGCGCTTGGAATCCAAAGGCCAAGAACCCGACCAGCACCGCTGCGGGTGTAGGTCAACTACTTAAAGGCACATACCGCAATCTCGGCATGAAGCACTCGACAGAGGCCGTGCCGCAGACAGTGGCAGCGCTCGCATACATCGGGCGCAAGTACGGCTCAGCTGGACCCTGCGGGGCTTGGCGGCACTTTCAAAAGAAAAACTGGTACTAGGGGGACAGAATGGAAGAACAACGAAGCAGCGTCGAGTTGCCTGTCGATATGGCGGGCTGGCTCGAGTTGTACAAAAAGACTCAGGCTGAAATCAAACAGCTAGAGGAGAAGGCGGCCACCGCTAAAGAGAAGATTCAAGAGGCACTCGGTGAAAACGAGATTGGCCTGATTGACGGCTCTGTCGTGGTGCGCTGGACTAAAGTGACGAGCACACGCCTTGATTTGCAGAAGGCTCGCAAAGTACTGGCCCCAGCGATTCTGGCCTACCTATCAAGCGAGAGCACCTCGCGTCGTTTCAGCTTGGTGGACACTGATGAGCTTCGTTGACCCGATAGTGCCAGCACCCGACTGGGGGCGGCAGCCGAATGTTCCCGACCACGTGGTTTACGAGGACGAGGACGATGACGAATGACCTACGCCAAGCTATTCAGCGACCAAGAAGAGTATGCTAATGCCGTCCGCGATGTTGTCGTCCAGGCTGGAATCTGGAGCCCTCGAAGCGGACAGGTTGCAATCGGACCTTCTGAAGTCGGGCACAAATGCACTCGCCGTCTCGCGTACAAGCTCCTCGACTGGGACAAGCCAAACGAAATGCAAGGCGGGTCTTGGAGCGCTCAGGTCGGCACGGCAATACACGCTTACCTCGCTGAGGTATTCGCAAAACGTGAGGGATTCCTCATCGAGCAACGAGTCCAAATCCGAGGCAATCTTGCGGGTACTGTGGACCTCTACGACATCAAGAACGGTGTGGTGCTCGATTGGAAAACGACGGGCTCAACTAAGCTGGCCAATTACAAGAAGTTCGGCGCAGACCAGCAGCAGATTATTCAAGTCCAGCTCTACGCCTATGGACTCGCTCAGCAGGGCGCTGATGTCAAGAAGGTTGCGCTCTGTTACCTTCCAACATCAGGCTCACTCACAGACATGGTCTTGGTCATGCACGACTACGACGAACAGGTCGCCCTTGACGCGCTTGCTCGCCTGGACTCAATCCACGCGCTACTTGCCGCGGCAGATGTCGAGTCTAATCCAGAGATTTGGAGTCAGATACCAGCAGAGGCAGACCGTCTTTGCAGTTGGTGTCCGTACTTCAAGCCATTCAGCAAGTCTCTCGTTGAAGGTTGCCCAGGTGAAACCGCCTGAGAAGACCATCAACGACATCATCAAAGAGATGAAAGAGTCTGCCGAATCGGACCCAACCACCACCACCAACCAAACGAAAGCAGGGGAATAATGGAAGCATTCGCTTCACCAGCCGCGTCCAGCGCGGGCCCAAAGGCGGCAGACCTCGCAGGTCAGCTGCTCATCTTCAAGCCAGTCGAGTACCGCACAGGTATTGAGACAGTGAACGGGCCAGCAGACGCAATCAGCTGCGACCTCATCAATCTAGACACAGGCGAGGAGCACACAGACGTTCTGTTTTTCAACGTCGCACTCCGCTCGTCACTTCGCCCACTAATCGGGCAAAAGGTCCTCGGACGCATCAAGCAAGGTGTTGCAAAGCCTGGCAAGACTGCGCCGTGGATTCTCGAGGACGCATCACAAGACCCAGCTGCTCTCGCTAAAGCACAGGGATTCAAGCCAGGGGCGGCCGCGGCGGCACCAAAGGCACCAGCAGCAGCAGGCGAAATCACGCCTGAAGTTGCAGCTTTGCTCGCACAACTCGGAGCGAAGCCACTATAAGGCTTCCACAGGGGAGTATCCTTCCACTCGCTTGAGGAAGGCGCGGCGTTGCAAGGGTTCGTGCTTGGGGAAGAGCGAACTTAGGCAGCACTGGGTGCAAGTCCCAGCGTCGCACGCATTAAACGAACGGGGGAATAGTGTCACTAGATGTCTTCACTGCCGCTTTAAGATTCGCGGCGGTCGGGTGCTCGGTCGTGCCAGTCATGGCCGACGGCTCCAAGCGTCCTGGTATCGGCCAGTGGAAAGAGTACCAGCACAAACTCCCGACTACTGACGAGCTTCAGGCTTGGTTCAAAGACGCCAAGGGCGTCGGTCTCATCACGGGCAAGATATCTGGCAACCTCGAAATGATGGAGCTGGAAGGCAGAGCCGTGGCCGACGGCATGCACACTCAGATTAAAGAAATGGCCCACGAAATGGGGCTGGACGAACTTTGGGACAGACTGAACTCTGGCTACTGCGAGATGACGCCGTCAGGCGGCTTGCACTGGCTCTACAGACTAGACGGAGATGTTCCAGGCAACACCAAGCTGGCTCGGCGCCCTGGGCAGGGGGACACCGTTGACGTGTTAGCGGAGACTCGCGGAGAGGGTGGCTTTGTCGTAGTCGCACCGACAGGCGGCACTTGCCACCCCTCAGGCGGGGTCTGGCAACTTATTTCGGGCTCGATTGAGACAATACCACGGCTCACTCTAGACGAGCGCGAGACTATTCACTCGTTATTCAAATATTTCGACCAACTTCCAAAGGCGTCGGTGGTGGCTTCCGAGGTCTCCGTGGGTACTCGGGAAGAAAACCGCGAACTGCCAGGAGACGACTACAACGCACGAACGACCTGGGACGAGCTTCTCTTGCCGCTCGGCTGGTCCAAGGTTTTCACGAACCGCGGCACGACCGCCTGGCGCCGTCCTGGCAAGAGCGAGGGCATCAGCGCAACCACAGGCTTTGACGGTACTGACTTTTTCTATTGCTTCAGCACCAGCACCATCTTTGACGCCGAGCGGGCGTACAGCAAGTTCGCGGTGTACACCCTTGTCGAGCACGGTGGCGACTTCCACAAGTCCGCGGCGGCTCTAAAAGCCAAGGGATTTGGCACGGGCGGCGGCAGCTCGCTGCAACCGATTGACTTGAGCTCTTGGCTCGAAGCGCCAGAGCCTGCGCCAGGCCTGGAGCTTGCAGAACTGCCCGCGACAGAACCCGACACCAGCTGGCTGCCTCGGGTCGTGGAGTTCGAGGACGAGGAGTCTGAGCCTGGCCCAAGCGTGCTCTATCGCACCGACGGTCAGTGCTTGCTCTATGCTGGAAAGATTAACGCGATATTCGGCGAGTCAGAGTCTGGCAAGACTTGGGTGGCACTCGAAGCGGTACGTCAGCAGCTGGTGCAGGGCAACAAGGTCTTTTATATTGACTTCGAGGACTCAAAGCGCGGTATTCGTGGCCGTCTGAAGGCACTTGGCGTCATGCGCGAGCACTTTGCCCGCTTTAAATACGCGAACCCAGACGGCGCCTACAACGAAATCGCACAGCAAGCACTCCTCGGCTCGATTCGCGACTTCACACCCGACCTGATTGTGATGGACGGTGTCAATGCCGCCATGAACCTGCTGGGGCTCGACCTTGAAAAAAATAAAGACGCTACTCAATTCTCACAGGTCGTGCTCAGGCCACTTCGCCTTTGGGGTGCGGCGGTCCTGACGATTGACCATGTGACAAAGTCGAAAGACAACCGAGGCAACTACGCTATCGGTGCACAGGCCAAGCGTGCAGATATTGACGGCGTCGCAATCGCAGTGGACGTGTCCATGCCCTTCGGCCGTGGCAGCAACGGCAAGCTCAATCTCAAAATCACCAAAGACCGCCCAGGGTTCGTGCGCGGCATCTCACAAGAGGCCTCTTTTGTGGGCACGGTCGATTTGATATCCAAGCCCGACAACAGCATTGAAATCTCAATCGTGGGTGGCCAGGTCGGCTTCTCACCACATGAATACCTAATGAGAAAGGTCTCCGAGTTCATGGAAAAGCACGGGGCAGAACTGTCCACAAACCAAATCGTTCAGGCCATAGACGGCGGCACCGACCAAATCAAGAAGG